GGCTGATACTTCACAATGGAAGCATTATGGTTGGTTTGACATTATCAAAGACAGCAGTAAACCATCGGGTCTCGATATGTCGGTGGACGGTGTCTGTTACACGAACACGAATGCGAGTGTCGGTGCACGCCTCTGCTTTATTGAAGAAGATTATGTAAGACATGTATGGGAATATTTCAAAGAGGATTATGAAGCAAAATTATTAAGTCAATAAATTATTATTAACAATAAATAAAAAATGAAAAAACAAATCGAATTATTAAAAAAACATGGAGTACGTTATTATCCCATAGATGGCGAAAAAATCACAATAAACGGTTCTCTCGACCTAAGCAGTATTGAAATTGCTGATAAGGATTTCCTTAAAGGACAACAATTACGCAATAGTGAAAAAAGATTATTAATTTAATAAATAATTTGTAAAAGGTATATATTATTTACTATCTTTGCACCCTAATTTTAAAACTACAAAAATGGAAAAGAAAGAAACAAAGCACCATTACAGAAGTGTAATGAAATCAGACCACCTAAGTTCAGCAGACTTGGAAGACCTTATTGAACAAGGTAAATCACTTAACTTCGTAATTAAAGAAGTAAAACAACAATTCGGTGTGTCGGTTGCAGGTAAGAAAGGCGATTTTAATATTGCTTATTTTGCCGAAAATATTAAGCCTTTAGTTCTTAATGCAACTAATTGTAAAATGTTACGACAATTCGCAAATGGAAGTCCAATGGTTGAGGATTGGAATAATATCGCAATTACACTATACATTGATGAGAATGTAAAGATGAAAGGTGAAAAAGTTAGCGGTGTTCGCATCAGCCCAATACAGCCCCAAATGAAAGCTAAACCACAATTTACAGAGGCTAACTTTGAAAAAGCAAAGGCAAATGGAGCATCAATCGAAAAAATTAAAACGGTTTATGAAATTTCTTCCGAAATGGAAACGAAATATACTAACTTCTTAAAGTCGTAACTATGGAGCAGAAATCAGATGAATGGCATAAAGTAAGAGGCACTCGATTTACAGGTAGCGAAATATATAAACTACTTGGAATACAAGGACTTGGTGCAACAGGTGTAACATACGCTTTTGAAAAGGCTTGTAACATTGTATTTGGAGTAGATGAAGAAGAAAGTTTTATATCTTTTGATATGCAAAGAGGGAATACTTTAGAACCGTTTGCCTTTAATAAATTTGCAGAAATAAAAGAGTTGGAATTTTTAACCGTTGAAAAATGTTCTTTCTTCCCTTACGGTGAGGATGCTGGAGCAAGTCCCGATGGATTGGTTGGTAGTGATGCAGTTTTAGAAATAAAAGCACCCCGACCTCCTAAATTCTTTAATTTGGTAGCAAATGGTAAAGATGCTATTGATAAGGAATATATTGCACAAATGCAAATGGAAATGCTTTGCACAAATTCTAAAAGATGCTACTTCTTTAATTACATTATTTACAATGGCGAACCAATGTGGCACGAAATAATAGTTGAACGTGATGAAGTAATGATTTATAAAATTAAAGAACGTATTAAAGAAGCTGTTATTATTCGTGATAATTTTGTTGATGAATTAAGAAAAAATAAACAATTCTGAATAATGGCACGTCCCGAAATTATAATCTCAAGTGTAAAACAAGGAAAACTTAGCAGAAATGCTAAGGAAGTACTTGTAGCACAAATAAACAAATGTGAGGGAGGTAGGATATTAATTACCTGCCAAAAGTTTAGCAGTAAACGCTCCTTGCCTCAAAATAGCTACCAACATTTACTATATACTATCTTTCGTGATGCGCTAAATGATTTAGGTAATGAATTTACAATGGAGGAGGTTAAAGAATTATGTAAATTTAAGTTTCTCACTATTGATGTTATTAATGAAGAAACTGGAGAGGTTATAGGGAAACGAATTAAGGGTACAAGCGAACTTACCAAGTCTGAAACAATGGATTACTTAGATAGTGTTATCCGTTGGGCTAAAGAAGATTTTAACATACATTTACCAAGCGGTAACGAGCAACTAACAATAGATTAATGCAACCACATATACAAATATATTTTGAAAGTTTTGGCTATAACATAGCAGATACTATACTTTGTGAGGTATGCGGTGCAGTTTCTGTTGATATTCACCACATCATTCCACGTTCTAAATTTGGTAAAAAACGTAAAAATGAACAAGATAAAATTACTAATTTAATTGCACTTTGTAGAAATTGCCACGTTGAAGCACATGAAAATAAATTAAAAAAAGAATACTTACAATCAATAACAGAAAAAAGATGAGTATAACTAAAGAACAATTAGCAGAAATGCAGGAACGCATCGAAAGAAGTAAATATGTACCACTTGTGCCTAAAAAGGCAGCACCGTTAAAAAAAGGACGTAAAACAAGGGAAGAAAATCAACTTGCAATACATAGAGAGAAAACTGAAATATCGCAAAAGGTGAATATAAAACCATTATCAGTAAATTTAGCTTGGCAGGGTAAAAGATTTAAAAGTCCAGCATACATTAAGTACGAAAAAAAGGTTCTATCTGTTTTGAATAATGTAAAGCTACCTGCAACTAATTTAGCACTTACCATTGAATATGGTTTTAGTAATAAAGCAAGTGATATTGACAACCCAACTAAACTTATTTTGGATATTTTGCAAAAGAAATATTTTTTTGATGATAGGGAAATTTACGAACTTAATCTGATAAAAAAGATTGTAAAAAAAGGAGAGGAATATTTTAAATTTAATTTAACAACTTTATAAAAAAATGGAAGCGCAACTAATTAAAATACTAAGACAATATCCAGTTCAGTTCGCTGAATGGAAGTCATATAAAGAAACAGAAGCAGGGATAAAAGAAATTGCAGGTAAGATAATCCAATTATACGAGCCTACTGTATCTCAGATTGATGTGTCAAAATTACCTTTATATCCATTGGACAGAATATTAAGATTATGGTCAGATATAGTGAAAATTGATTTTAACATCCTGTACGGTAAAACTCGAAGAAGACCAATAGTTACTTACCGACAAATGATTGCTTCATTCCTTTGGGAGCATAACACTACGTTTAAATTTACTTGTATAGAAATAGCAAAAGGAGTTGGATTAACTCATGGAACTGTATTCAATTCTCATAAGCAAATTAAAAATTTAATTGAAACGGAAGCGGAGTTTAAAAAGATTTATAGCCGCAATATTGCGGAATTAAAGGAATTACTTAAAAACAGAGAATAATGGAAACACCAATGGAAAAATTGATAGGCGAAAAGTTATCACCAATATTAGTTGAAATAGAAAGTACTTTATTAGAAAGTAGCGGGCAACCTAATTTTACACCCGATGGTTTTAGGGCAGGTTTATACATATTTAGTTCCGTAATGCTGGATAAAATGTGGGACTTAATGCAGAAAGAAGATATACCAATGGAAATAAGAGAGGATATGTCAACTCAAATGGGTAATGATGTCAAAAATTTAGTAAAAAAATATTGCGATATTGATACTTTCGGAATTTACAGATAATGTTAATAAATAAAAACAACTTTTGTGAATAGTTACGATTAATTTTGTTACATTTGTGAAATATTTCAGAGTAGTCGCTGAAAGAAAGAATTTTTAAGAAATAGCTTTTTGTAAGGGACGACTACACCTTGCAGAAAGCATTTTAATTTTATGGATATACCAAAACAAGTAATTTGTAGAAATTGTGGTTCAATAGATGATTATTGGACTGAATTTAAAAATGGTCAGCAAGTGGCGACCTGTAACGGATGTAACAAGTACATTAAAAACATTCCGTATCAACTCCCTAAGTTTTATGTCGGCAAATATAAAGGTGAAACTATCTCATCTAATACCGACCTTAATTACCTTAAATGGTTTTTAGAGAAAACGAACCCAAAAGCAAACATTAAGACTGCTGTTGAAGAACGTATTAATCAATTAATTTCTTCAAAATGAGTAAAGATACATTCTATTTTTCACACGACTACAATGCTCGTAATGATGAAAAAATTAAACTTCTTATCCGTAAACATGGAATGAATGGGTATGGAATATTTTGGTCTATTGTTGAAGATTTATATAATAATGCAAACGCATTGCGATTGGATTTTGAAGGTATTGCATTTGATTTAAGAACGGATAAAGATATAGTAAAAAGCATTATAAATGATTTTGATTTATTTGTTATAGAAGGCGGTAATTTTGGTAGTTTATCTATTCAAAAAAGACTTGAAGAACGCAACGAAAAAAGTAAAAAAGCACAAACATCAGCCCTTAAAAGGTGGGCTAATAAAAGAGTTGATGCAAACGCATTGCAAACGCAATACGAATGCAATGCTATAAATAAAGGAAAGGAAAGGAAAGAAAAGGAAATAAAGGAAACAGAAGAAATTAAAGAGTCTTTTGAGTTATTTTGGAATTTGTACGATAAGAAGGTTGGAAGCAAAATAAAGCTATTGGCAAAATGGATTAAACTTTCTGATGATGATAGGGCTAAAATATTTCAGCACGTTCCTAAATACGTTTTATCACAGCCAGATAAGAAATATCGTAAAAACGTAGAAACGTATCTAAATAATTTTGGTTGGAAAGATGAAATAATTATTTCTAAAGATGCAGAAAAACCACAAGAACCACAACCGTATAAACGACATATTTTAGAAAATGACTTTTAGTTATGATAACAATTTTTAAAAACATATTTTCAAAAGAGCCAATATACATCGAAGTTGATGTTGCTTTGGAGAGAATAAGGACTGAAAGGTCAAAAGAACAAGTTAATTTAATACGAAATTGCTTAGATAAAGAAAGGGCAAACGAACTTAAAAAGAACTTGCCAAGCGTGTGTTTTAGTGGTAAATTTGGTAATAATCGTACTGATGCCGAACTTATTAAACATAGTAATTTCTTAATTTTAGATTTTGACAAAGTTGATGATTGTGCTGTAAAAAAGCTACTTTTAATTTCAGAACCTTATGTTTATGCAACTTGGGTTAGTCCAAGTGGAAAAGGAGTAAAAGCGTTAATTCGTATTGCTGATGGCAAAAAGCATAAAGAACATTTCCAAGCGTTACAAGATATATTTC